TATTTAAATAGTCCTTGACATTTATCGTATTTTATACGATAATATAGATGTAAGCAAAACGAAAGGATAAAAAAATGAACGTCATCTTGATCCACGATCACTACACGGAAAAGCACCTCGCAGAGGTGCGAGAACAAATGAAGGCCCTCGGAGCACCCAAAATTCACGCGGTATGGATGGAATGCTGGAACGCATACGCAGCGCTTGAAGGATGCCACCGGATCAGAGCGGCCAAAGAACTTGGTTTGACTCCCGAGATTGTTCCGGTGGAATATGGTGAACATTGGACCAATGACGACGGCTACACCTTCGAAATCTCCGAGCTGATAGACGATGCAGCACACAGAGTTATGATTGATTTCGAGGACCAAGAATGAGCGGGCGACCAAAGATGGGCGTATCCGCCCGCGTAAAGGTGGATACCACCGTATCCGCCGAAACGATGAAAACAATAGAATCCCTCAAACGCCCCGGCGAAAGCCGGGGGCAGGTGATTGATAGGGCCGTTGAGGCCCTGAAGAAAGAGGAGAAATGATATGATAAAAATACCGTACGACAATTACGATAAGCAGCTCAAAGGGCTAGAGGCCTCCGGCGCATTTTTCGCCGCCGGCAAAGACGGCTTTTTGGTTTTCGAGTCTTTCGAGGCACGACATGCCTACTGGATGTCGGAATGCCCAAAGGCAGGCAAAGATGTGTATTTTGGCAAATAACCCCAAGCCCCTACGGGGGCTTTTCTCATTTTAGGCCATACCAAACCCTCGCCCGCCGGTTTTGCGTGCGCTGGCGGGCACCTAATAGGGGAGCTTCACCGGCTGACCCTGACGCGGTAAGCGAAAGCTTGCCGACAGTGCGCAAGCTGTTACCGTCCCGCCCCAGGCACTGACAGGTTGCGCACTCCCCCCGAGGATACTTGGGGGGAGTCGTATTTCTGCCTCATCCCGGCTGATGATGATTTTAACGCCCCAGGCCGTCAGAGCTTTTTTCAAGCTCTCGCCTTGTGTTTCCTCAATGACCAGTCGGGCCAGATCGCAAAATTCGTCAAGCCCCTGTTCCGTCATTTTCGGACAGATGTTTTTTTCAATTTCCTTTTCAAGCAGTTCGATTCTCGCTGAAATACCTTTTCTTTCTTCGAGCAACTTTTCCAGTCCTTTTTTGATGGCTTCGCGGGGAAGATCGCCCGTTGAAAGCTCATCGACCAGGCGTTGCTGTTTCGATTCGTTTTCGGCCATCCGGCGGCGCAAGGTAGAAATTTCCTTTTCTTGGGCGCCGGTGTCGGTGGTGAATTGCTCTTTCATTTGCTCCATGGCCAGGCTCAAGTTTTCCCGGGTGAAAAGTTTTTTGATCAGGTTTTCTTTCACGATTTCAACCAGGCTGTTTTCATCGAGCGCCCGCGGATTATCACATCCCTTTTTGTTTCGGTGATTGGCGCAAACCAGTTTCCATTTCCCGCTGTTCTTCTGGCCGGTCGAGAATCTTCCTCCGCAAATGCCGCAAAAGATTAAACCGGAAAGAGGGTGGGGCGAAACGCCGGAAGTTCGATCCGCCGATTTAGCATTTTTCTGCACTCTCATTTGAACCGCCTCCCATGTTTTTTCGTCGATGATTCGCGGGCAACCTCCCGGATTCCTCGTCCATTTCGCCGGGTCTTTGCAATTTCGAAAAAAAAGAATTCCCGCATACGTTTCGTTGACGAGGAAATGGCTGATATTCGATTTCCCCCACCTGGACGCCTTGCGCGGCTTCATCCCCAGAGCGTCAAGCTCATCAATGATCTTGTTATAGCCGATGCCTTCAGAATACCGTTTGAAGATATGGCGCACGGTTTCCGCTTCGCGCTCGTTGATTTTCAGTTTCGTTCGGTTCTTCCCGGTTTCCCGATCGTCAACCTTCTCGTTGTCGTAACCAAACGGCGCCGATCCGGCTGATCGAAATCCACGCTTGGTATTCGTGATTTGTCCGGCAATCGTTTCTGATGCAAGGTTCTTTGAATACCATTCATTGATGATGTGGATGAGCTGGCGCGACATCCAACCCATGGGCGTTGAGGTATCAAAATCTTCAAAAACAGATACCAACCTGATTCCGTATTTTTCAAGGGCTTCTTCAAAGAGACGGGCTTCGACCTGGTGCCGGGCAATTCGGTCAAGTTTCCGGACAATGATCAGCTCCCATGGTCTGGGCTTCGTCTTTGACTGTTTGAACATCGATTGAAACGCTTCCCGGTTGTCATCCGTGCCGGTTTTCGCTTCGTCGATGAATTCAGCGACAATAGCCGCACCGAGGGCTTTTGCCTTGTTCTGACATTCCGCCCGCTGGGTCTCGATCGTTGCACAATCCTGACGATCTGAGGAATAGCGCAGATATATGACGGCTCGAACCATTTAATCTAAGGGGTTTTCCATTTTTTCTCCTCTGCGGACTTGTGGTACGGCGCAAACGCGCATCAGATCAGCTTCAAAAAAATGACTATCCCTGAAACCAGCATAAAATCGTTTTTGCTTAGTACAAATGGCTCCCAATGATAGTTTTGAGACATTTCATTTTCGGCTTCATGTTTTCTTTCAGTCATATTTTGCTTGTCGCCAAGCGGTATTTCTCATTACTGCTTGCCAAGAGTTTCAACGAATTGTTCGACCGAGATACCGGCTTTTCGTATTTGCCCACGAAGAAGGCCGCGGTCTAAGGTTTCGTGAATCGGAATCGTTAAAACAAAAACGGACCCGGACTTCACCAGGCTGACGTGACTTCCCTTTTGTCGATCAACGGACCACCCAAGAGACTCAAAAACTTTGATTGCCTGGCGTCCGGAACATACGGGGAGTTTTGGCATTAGACCGCAATATCCAACTCGGCTACTTCAAATTGCGGCAGGGTCCGTTCTCTCCTGGTTTCCAGGCTCAACTCAATAGCTTCGCGGATATTGTTCATTATTTCTTCTCGGGTTTTCCCTTGGGTCACACACCCAGGAAGCGCTGGACATTCAGCCAGAATCATCCCGTCTTCGCCTTGTTGAATGGTAATGAGAAATTTCATAGATTCTCCTTCACACTTTTTTCAGATGGATCAGGCCGACAACGCGGCCGATGATGCGGAATTCCTCCGGTCGAGTGTCGGTTGTCACGCGGATCGGCGGATACACCTGATTGGTTGAAATGATATTCAGGCTTCCGTCAACCAGGCGTTGCAAGCGCTTCACGAAATCGTATCCTCCGTAATAAAGAGCGTAATATCCTTTCCGGATCTCGTATCGGTCTTCTTTGTCGATGAACACGTAGTCCCCTTCGTGAAGGTCCGGCTCCATGGAATCACCCCTTACATGGGCCAGATGAAGCCTTGCCGGGTTGACTCCCAGCTCGTTTTTAATGAGCGACCGCTCCACCGCCAGGAAGCTTTTGACGGCGTCAACGTGATTGATCGCCCCATTCCCGGCGGAAAGGCGGGCGTGATGAATCGGAATTTGGACGATTTCCGAATTGTCTTCCGGAGAACCGAACTCTTCCGGCCCCATCGAACCAAGCAACTCCCCCGGCGTGACGTTGAGGGCGGCGGCTATCTTCGAGAGGGTTTCATAGGGGGGCTCGGTTCTATTTTTTTCCCATGAGGAAATAGTAGCCTGTTTGACTCCGATCAAATCAGCTATTTCAGCTTGAGATTTTTTTGCATTCAGCCTTGCAAGCCTAATCCTATCTCCTATTTTCACCGCAAACCCTCTCTCACAACGCTTTGTTGTAAAATTTGACTCATACAACATTTTGTTGTATTATAAAAATAACGAACCGCCCCGGAAAATTCCGAAGCCTCACACCTAAAGAATAACCGGGGCGGCGAGTTTAAACAAGTTTTTTGACAATCAAGAAAACCCGGGACAAGCGGGAACCGATTTAAAAAAAACGCCCGTTCATTCGGGCCAGTTTTTTAAGGCCGCGCCTGTTGCTTGTCCCAACATGGCGCGGTCTGTTTTTTACTCGGTGAAAGGAGCCGTATGAAGAAGCCCACGAAGCCAAAGACCAGCACCAAAGACTTGAAGGTGCCGGTTGTCAAATTGCGCTTTGTCATCACCGAAGGCGCTCCAATATCTATCAGCGCCTTTGTCAAGGGCTTGGAAGCTCTTGGAATAGGGATAGAAAGGAAATGAAAATGGTTCTCAGTAATCACTTTGAAACACTTGAAGAAATGCGGGCACGCTCTAATCATCGAGCCGAAAAAGTCATCGAATCCGTAAAGAAAGAGATGAAAGAAGGTCGCTGTGAATGCAGGTTCCGCGACGTTGAAGACTACAAAATCACGGAATTCCGGAAGAAGGCAGACTGACCAGTCCGAAAACAGGCGGACTCAAGGCCGCCCTGGTCTCTGAGTAGGTCCCCATTCAGGAAGCGTGAAGGGGTATTTGACAATCAAATCGTGAATAACAGCGGCACTCACAAAGCCGCCGTCGGCGACTGGCAATAACAGACGTATCCGGCCGCCTTGCCAGCGGCGAAATGACATGATTGTGAAGTAAAAAGCCCGGTCCGCTTTTGGGGCAGGCGGTTCGAATCCGCGCCGGGCTTTGTCAAGGCTCGTAAACACCTGCTGAACCCGGCGAGACAGGCACGAGCATGTGAATCCGGGGAAGGGAGTCCCACCCAACTGAGCCAAACCGCCTCACGTGCTGACAAATGGGACAGAGGCTGACAGCCGGGAAAGACCGGCATCAAATAAAACCGAGGAGAAAACAATGCCCGTCATTAAATCGAAGTCACCAATCAAAGTGGGGAACAAGGTCTTAATCCGAACCGTAACGCATTACCACACCGGAAGAATCATCGAAATTCAAAAAGATCATCTGGTCTTAGATAAAGCTGCATGGATAGCCGACACCGGCAGATTCACGGATGCCCTCGACACTGGAAAACTGAATGAAGTCGAACCTTTCAAAAGCCCCGTAGCCGTTTTCATCGCCGCGATTATCGACGTTACCAACTGGAGCCACGATCTCCCCGAGGCGCAAAAATGACCGCGGCCGTTAAAAGATTAGGCTACGAGCGGTCGTGGTCGCGGTCGGGGTCGGGGTCGGGGTCGCGGTCGGGGTCGGGGTCGCGGTCGTGGTCGGGGTCGTGGTCGCGGTCGGGGTCGTGGTCGCGGTCGCGGTCGGGGTCGTGGTCGCGGTCGGGGTCGGGGTCGCGGTCGTGGTCGTGGTCGTGGTCGCGGTCGGGGTCGGGGTCGTGGTCGCGGTCGGGGTCGGGGTGATTTTTTCCGGGCTCACGTCCGGAGTTCAGGGGGCCTCTCAAATAAGGGAGACGCACCGAAAGGAGCGGGTCGAGTTCGAACCTCGAAAGGCCCGAATGCAGGTGGTCAGAATTAGCGAGCGCGGACCATCGTTACCAAATAAAACCAATCGCCGACCGGGTGTGAGGCCCGGATGAAAGGAGAATATGAAAAAAATACCTTTGTCTAATGGCTGTTCCACTCCTGGAATTTAAATCGTAGCAGATAAAAAAATCCCTGCTTTCAGGGCAGGGATAAAAAACAAGTCTAACGAGGTAAATGTATGGAAAACAAAGAACAAAGTCAAGGTGGGGCCGTGATGGTCCTGGGTAATTCCTCGAACTGGATTTCCCCGACCAACATTGAACAGGGTTTGAAGCTGGCGGAAATGATGGCAACAGCCAAACTTCTTCCCGATCATTTGCGGAACGATAAAGGTTCCTGTCTGTTGGTTCTTGAGCAGGCGTCACGTTGGGGAATGTCACCGTTTGCCGTTGCTCAATGCACTTCCGTCGTTCATGGGCGTCTCTGCTTCGAAGGGAAGCTTGTTGCCGCCGCGTTGTCTGCTATGAAAGCTATTGAAGGACGCCTTGAATATGACATTACCGGCGAAGGACAAGATGCGAAAATCATCGTTACCGGAACGCCAAAAGGAGCCAAAAAAGCGGCCACGGTAGCCGGAACGGTTAAGCAATGGCGCACCTACCTCAAGGACAAGCAGGGCAATCGAATGGATAACGCCTGGGACAAACAACCCGAAGACATGCTTATTTATCGCGGAACCAGACAATGGGCCAGACGTTACGCCCCTGAAGCCATGTTAGGCGTTTATACCGCTGACGAGATGGAAGACGGAACCGTGATCGATATTACTCCCGGAAAAGATATCCCGGTTGCTCCGGTTGTTCCCGTTACTGCCACCCCTCCCGTCGATCCGGCTCCCCAGACCGAAACCACCAAAACCCCGAAAACCACAAAAACGACTCAGGTTCATCCCGCTATCGAAGCCGGGAAGAAGCTGTATGCCGCTCTCCCCTCAGAATCGAAAGCGAAAGTATTAACCCGCGTTTGCGGTCTTTACAACGCCGTCGATACCAAATCTATTGACCCTTCCGACCTTTCCGGATTCGGCGAAACCTGCAATCTGCTTTTAAAGAAATATTCTGAAATCGGAATTGAAGCCATGTTCGAAGAACTTGCCGCCGCCGAAGTAGAAAAACAAATTCAAGATCAGGGGGAAAACCATGAATAATCTACCTATTGTCGTAAAAAATACGCTTCCTGCTGAAATTGCGGTGCTTTCTCCGGAAATTATGCTTGAAGTTGCCGGCCTAATTGATCAATCAAACAGCCTGGTTGTGAACAACATTGAAACCATGGAAACCGCTAACGAGGTTTTCAAGAAGATTGATGGCCTGGCGAAAAGCATTTCTTCCAATAGACTGGAAATCACGCGGCCGATCGACGCTTTGAAAAAGGCAATCATCGCAGCTGAAGAACAAGCAACCGAACCGTTGTTAAATGCCAAGAAAGACCTGGGAGCGAAAATAATTTCCTGTCAAAAGGAACTTCAGCGGATTCGTGAAGAGGGAGAGCGAACGGCCAGGGCAGAAGCAGAGGCAAAAGCCAAAGCGGAACGCGAACGGCTTGAAGCTGAACGTCAGGCGATTATCAAGAAGCAGAATGAAGACCGAGCCAAGGCCGAAGCCGAAGCCAAAGAACAAGCCGCTCTCTTCGGCGAAGATCCGGTTGAACTTCCTCCGGTTGTCGAGCCGCCCCCCGTTGTTGTGGCTCCGGTTGTTGCCGATCCTATTTTTTCCGCCCCTGCGGTTCCGAAATCGGCGGCCCGAACGACCACCCGCCAAAAGCTGGTCATCTTCGACGAAACCATGATTCCCCTCTGTCATGCTGGCGTGATCCTCCGCGTTCCTGATGAAAAGGCTATCGAAAAACTTCTCAAAGCTGGCGTAAATGTTCCGGGCTGTCGGCTTGAGAGTGTGGAAACGATTGGATCAGCAGGGGGCCGACGGTGATTGATCGTCGCTTATTCGTTCGTCCTTCAAGTCTTCCGGGGTTGGACCTTTGCCCCGGCAAGGCTTTGATGGAAGCCAGGGCGGTCGATCGTTGCCCGGAAATCGCTCGAATCGAACATCCCCAGGCGAAACAGGGAACCATCGGACATGAAATCGTTGCTCAGACTCTTTCCATTATTTATCACGGTCCTGATGGGAAAGTGAATCCGGCTGAAGCATTGTCGAAAATGGCCAGCGCTCTCGCTCAATTAGATTCCTGGTCGGCTGATTCCGCCCGACGGTGTGTTTCTTATGCGGTCGCCTTGGTCGATCGCGAAATAGCTTCCGGATATTTGCCGCAAGTCTTTGTTGAAATGCACCTTCCGGGGGCTGACTTGGGCTTATCTTTCGGCGGAACCGCTGATGTGGTGATTCTTTCTTATATCTCAGGGAAAAACGGAATTCAGCGGGTCATCATTCAAGATCATAAACTTGGCTGGTTGGATCAAGGTCAGGCTTCCGAACATCTTCAACTTGCGGCCTATGCCGCTATGGCTTTCCGGAAATTTGAACCCCTTCAGGATGTTGAAATTCACCTGGCTCAAGGTCGAAGGAAAGAATTTTCCGCCGCCTCATTCACCAGAGATTCAATCGAAATGGTTTCTGAAAAAATCCGGGCTGTCACCAAATCAGCCTGGGGAAGTTTCCCCGAACTTAATCCTAATATCGAATCATGCCGCTATTGCAAAGCCCTTTCGCTTTGCGCGGCCGCAAGGGAGAGAATTATGAACGCAAGTCAAGAAGCGTCTCTTTTCGGCATTGAAGACGTGGACAAGGTAAAGCTCATGGAAGATTCGGCTATTGCCAAAAGATTCATCGAAGAGGTTTCCCTGCTTCAAAAGGAAATGACCAGGAGCAACCAGGCTGAAGTCACGGAGGTGGTTGAATGAGTGCAATTGTTTTCTTTGTCCCTGGGTTGCCAGCCCCTCAAGGCTCAAAAAAAGCTTTCTATGTTAAAGCCCTTGGACGTGCCGTTCTAACTGAATCTTGCAAAAAGCTGAAGCCCTGGAGAGCGGTTGTTTCAATGGTTGCTCAACAGACCATGTGCGGTTTCCCTCCGGAAAATGGCCCCGCAAAAGTGGAAGTTGAATTCCGATTCCCCAGGCCAAAAAATCATTTCGGAAGCGGGAAGAATTCTAACGTTCTCAAATCAGACGCTCCAACATTCAAGGTTTCAAAGCCTGATATCGACAAACTTTTGCGCGGAATTCTGGATGGGCTTACCGGGATTGTTTTCAATGATGATTCGCAGGTTTGCACCATTTCATCTTCAAAGATTTATTCAGACGCGCCAGGCGCTCAAATAGCCGTGGAATTTAAATAGGAGAGAAATCTAATGCCCATCAATGAAATCGAAATCAAAGGAACCTCTTTCGGGGTTCAGGTGTTCAAGATTGAAAGCGCAAACATGAAACTGGCTTTCGAAGAAATTTACGCAAATGAAAATCTATTCAATGCTGGCGAAGAAAGACAGGGCTTTTGCGATCTGGATTCCAGCGGTGAAATTTATGCCGGGTCTTTCGGCCAGGTCGTCGCGTTCGAGATCGAATGCCTCGAAGACGGGTTCATGGTTGAAAAGACTCTCAAAAAAATTGCCCTGGTGAATTTCTGGATCGTTCAGGATTTGCTTTTTGTTCAAGGTCCGGCATCGGTTGCCAAGGCGTTGAATGCTCAACTTATGGGGATTATCGGCTTCATGCCGACGCCGTTGGATGTAACGACCAGGGAGCTTCAAGCATTCTCGGAAAGAATGGCCAGGGTTTCATCGGTTTCTTTCCAGAATCCTAAAGAAGAAGCGATCCGCAAGGGTAAAATTTCCGGATCGGTTGAGGGATACGAAGCCTTTGAAGGCATTTCCAAAGAGCACATGGTTGATTCCATTTCCGGTAAATGGGATTCGGGCCTCGGCCAGATCGGCGTCACCGTCACCGGAAAAGGCAAGATAACTCTGGGCGTGAAAAAGGGATTCATCCTCACGATTGATACGCTCCTGCATTTGGTTCTGTTAATCACCGATTCCGCCCCGAATTCGAACGGCCACCTGGCGAGAGCCAACGCGATCGGGAAGAACTTAAACAACTTCCTGAAAAAAGAAGGCGTGTCCATGAGCATGACCGTGGGGAATGAAACGGTAAATATTGGGAAAGTTTTAACTCCCGAAAACGCCGCTGAAGAAATCGAAAAAGGGTTTCAGAAATGATTACCTGCCTGGGATGCCGCAAATACCGGCGTGAAAAAGTTCGGGGCCAGTGGGAAAACCGCTGTCATCGAAGCGGGAAAACGGCTCCCATTCAAGCGTGTTCTTTCTTTGTTCCCCGGTTCGGCCATATTGCTGGCGTCAGCAAAATGGTTCATCCAATAGGTGTATCAAATCCGATTCAACTTAGATTTTCGGCCATATAAAAAGCACTACTCAGAGGATTTCAAACAGTGAAAAAATTAAAAAGCGAGGCAAAAAAATAAAGTGGCCAGGTATCGAACTGTAAAACCAGACTTTTGGGATGATGAAAAGATTGCGCGTTTATCATATCCGGCTCGACTTTTGTTCATTGGAACCTGGAATTTTTCAGATGATTATGGAGTAGTTAAGGCAAATCCGATCTGGTTACGGTCTAAAATTTTCCCTTACGACGAAACTTTGAGGGTGTCTGAGGTTAAAGGAATGCTCCTTTCCCTCGTGAATGCCCGGATGTTAATACCTTTTTCCTTTCTCGGAGAGAGCTATTACAAGATCCGCACATTCGATGAACACCAGAAGGTTGAGAAGAAGGGCGAACGGACCATACCCGATGAGATAGCCAAATTCGTTGATAAACAAACGATTCCTTCTGAAAATTTCCCCGATTATTCGTCGTTAATTCCCCGACGCCTCCCCGACGATTCGGGGACTAGAGAGGAGAGGAGTGGAGTGGAGTGTAAAGGAGAGGAGAGGAGTGTTAAGGACGAACCGCCGCCGCAAAACTTCCAACCATTCCTTAATTCTCTGAATCGAGAAACAGACTTTTTCGGAATTCACGAACAGGAGGTTTTAAAAACTCTCATCGATGAAGGTTGCACTTGCGAAGATTTCAAAACGGCCTTTCAAAAGACGGTTGAACGTGGAGCCCCAAAGAACACGTTGAAATATCTTCGAAACATGATTCGTGAAGCGAAAGACGCCAGGTTGAAAGATTCCGAGGAAGAAGAAAAGCGCCGAGCCTGGTTGGCTGACGAAGCGGAAGAAGAGGTGATTACCATTGAAAAAAGCTGAATGGTCTTTGATCGTGAAAAAGGTCCGAACCGTTTTCCCAGATGTTTCCAAAAGCCTGGATGCTGAATCAGCTTGGTTTGAAGCTGTTGAAGATATCCCGTTTTCCGATATTGAAAAGGCGGTGAAGCTTCTTTTTCGGGAAACCGAAACGCTTTGGCCAGGCACGAACCTGGGCGCTGTTTTAAGAAATCGGGCCGGGCCACTGGTAACAACTGCGACGGTGGAAAATCATTTGCACATGGCTCTTTCCTTGAATCGAAGCGCCGACGGGAACCCTTATCAGTATCTCAAAAGCATTGATGCAACGCTTCTCAAAATGGCTGAAAACGCGGATCTGTTTTGCCGCGACCTTTCAGCGGAGTCTTTGGGATTCAGGGTTCGTGAGGTGTCGAAGCAATTCGTTGAAGCCCGGGAAAACAAGAAGCGAGGGTTTTTACCGCCCTCTACGGTTCCGGTTGAAAGGCAGATCGAGGCACCAAAAACCATTGTTGATTTGACCCCGGAACAACGCCAGGCGAACCTCGAAAGAATCCGCGGCATTACGGCCGGAATCGGAAGGCGGGTTTGAAATGCCAATTCCTGATGTTGTCGCTGGCCCGATCGATATCGAGCACGTTGACCCGGAAGTGCGCTTAACACACGTAATCGTCAACGGGTATCTGAATTCGCTTCACTCTGGAACAGCGTTTGAAATGGATTTTTGGGGCAAACTTTGGGACGAGATAGGGGAATGAATGGCTGATCGCGTTGAACTTATCAAAAGCCTTGATCGTCTTCGATGGCTGGAACGTGCCAAGAAGCCGCGCAAGCCTACGAGAATAGAAGAGGTAGAAATCTATTGCTTCTTCTGCGGGGCGGCAATCGAAGGAAAATACCGACGAGGGAAAGATTTGACGCCAGCGTGCGAACGTGATGAGTGCCAAAAGTTGAGGGCAGGTATTCAGCGGGCCAAGCAGGCCGAGAAACAAAGGAGGAGAAGCAAGAAATTAGAGAACAACGCCGCCTCTCCGCCTGGTCGGGACTCGAAATCCTGATCGGGTGGATAGCTTTAATAATTTTAATAATGGGGGGTGTGCAGGTGAAAACGATACCAAAGGGAACGGTTGCGCTGATGAACACCGGATGGTGTTATGAGAATGGAAACATAGACTATTTACACGTTAAAGACACCCATCGAGAAGACAGCCCTACCGGGCCGCTTTGCAGTAGTGGAAATCCCTGTATTCAGGTAGGCTTCCGCGTCTTAGACCCGGACAAATTCAAATATTGAGGAGGTGGCGGGATGAGCTTTGACCAAGAAAAATCAGAAAAAGTTGAAAAATGTTGCGGAAACTGTGAAATGTTCAAGCCGCTGAAAGGCAACGGCGAAACCACATGGGGCGAATGCGAATGGAAAATCCTTTCTCCGGTCCCGTTTTGGGCCGAAGAGATGGTTAAAAAGATGACTTGGGGAAGCATAAGCCCAAGACAAAAGGGTTGTAAGGTGTTTTGGGAGAAAGAGAAGAAACCGCCAACGGTGGTTATTATCAACCCACCGAAGCCGTGGAGGCAATGAAATGAAACCAAAATTCACGCCGGGACCGTGGCATGTAGAAAGATTGGTTGATGACTGCGGGCAATGCATTGCTGAATGGGGCGTGTACCATCCGGGGACAGAGTGCGAAGAAACAACAGTAGTGAACGCAAAACACAGGTCGGATGCTTTATTGATCGCCGCCGCGCCAGAGATGTATGAGGCGTTGGAATCCGTTATTGACTATTTCGAGGCCATTAAAAATCCGAACATTTACGATGACCCCGGCACGATGAAAAGTTTACTGTTCGAGACTGCCAGAAAAAACGTAGGCGAGGCTTTGAAGAAAGCGAGGGGGCAGAAATGAAGTGTGCTCTGTGTGGGTTCCGTGTGGGTTCCGGGTCTTGGACCCGGACAAATTCAAATACTAGGAGATGAGCATGGAAAACAAAACAGAAGAAATGGTCACGATTCCGAAATCACAATACGAGAAGCTTCTGAGGGATTCTACGTTCCTTGGGTGCCTTGAGGCTTGCGGCGTTGATAATTGGGATGGGTATGGTGACGCCTACGTCATGATGGGGGAAGAATAGCATGGAAAACTTAATCAAAGCGTGGAAAGAAAACTGGTTGCCGTGGTGTAAGGTAAGCGACGAAATGAAGGAGGTGGCGGGGAAGCTAACCAAGTCCCCGTTCTTGTTTTGGTACCATCGAAACGCGGAGTGGAGGGAAACCAAGTATCGCGGCTTGGGGTTCGATATCGGAGTAGTATACCGCCTCCCCGAAGACTTCAAATGCCCTCACACCGACACAATAGGGATGATACCTATTTATGAGGAGCTGCCAAAGATAACGGATAGGAAGTGTCTGTGGTGCGGAGAGGAAGTCCAGGACAAGCCCAAGGTGGGATGGGTAGAGTATCCTATTGCCGTCGCTTCAGATACGCACATACAAAAATATGAATTTTCTAGAAATGGCGCGATATCAAGCCTTTGCTATGGCTCTGGGATGGTTGGCTTTGGTGGAATTAAATACCGATATCCGTGCGGAGATGAAACCGGATTTATCATGACAGCCCCGGATTCAGACGATGAGCTAGGGCCGTGCACGCCGGTTGCGGTGCGATTCTGGGAGGCGATGAAATGAACCACCTGAAAGAATTGCAAAAGCTCACGAAAAAGGGAATCTGCCCTCATCTTGTTTATGACGATAGAGGCCATTTGGCTGTGACGGACGCTTCTATGAGTCAAGTTGGACAAAAGCCCGAGGCATTCACGGTCTTTGTCGAGAAAAAAGCATGGAAGAGAACGCCGCAAAAAGCCATTGAAGCTTATTTGAAAGCGAGGGGGCAGAAATGAAGTGCGCTCTGTGTGGCGCGGAATGGGTGGAAAGGAACGGCCATTTTCACCCTGACAATGCTTGCCCGCTGTCGGGAGTCTGCACGTATCGCGCATTGATTGTGGCGATCAATGATGCCATCGAGCAGGCCAAGAAAGACACACGGAAACGGAAAGCCATTGACGAGGCCCTGAAGAAAGCGAGGAACGAGAAATGAAATGTGCTTTATGCGGGGCTGAATGGAAAACAGAAGTCGAATTAGGCGGGCAAAGACATGCCGAAAGGAGATGCCCGCTAAACGGTATCGCGCTTTATCAACCGCAAGTAGAGGCGAGGACGGACACGCGGAAAAAAGAAAGATGTAAGTATTACCATGGCGCACCCGCCGGAGGCCACGGGATCAACTGCGGTAAGTTTGCCTTTTTTGTGAATATAGCTATGTGCCCTTGCGCCGAGTGGACGAAAGCATGACCTACCGTTGCCCTACCTGTGGCCAGGAAGCGCCCAAGCCGATGTGGTCACACGAATTTCCCCGTAACCCACGCATAAAGCCACTGATACCAAGATAACCGCGTCGATCCGATCCGGGGATTTTGCTTTTAGACTTTCTATCATTTTTCTGATAATATGAAGATATGGCACGTAAACGAGCTTCAAACCGAGGAAGGCCGACAAAATATCGGCCTGAATTCTCGCATATTGCTTATCGTCACGCCCTTTTGGGGGCAAGTGATAAAAAAATAGGGTTATTGCTTGGGGTTCCTGATACGACAATACATAGGTGGGAAGCGGCTCACAAGGAATTTCGTTGCGCTTTAGCTCGAGGCCGCGAAGAAGCTGATAACGCTGTTGCCAAAAGTCTGTTTGGCAGGGCTATCGGGCATAAACACAAAGCTGTTAAGATTTTTTACGATAGCAAAACCGGAGAGATTGTAGAAGCACCATACATAGAAAGGTATCCGCCTGATACGGCAGCAATCATTTTTTGGCTGAAGAATCGCCAGCCGGAATTGTGGAAGGATAAAACAGCGCAGGAAATCACCGGGAAGAATGGCGGCCCAATAGAGACGAAGGACGTGAGCCTTTCCGCGCTCACTGACGATGAGTTGAGATCATTGAAGACTATGGCACAGAAAGTCCATGTGGCCCCCAAAGCCTGAAGCGGTCCAAGCCGAACTGGCGCGGCGTCATCTTATTGAATATATCCGGTTTGTTTATCCGGAATACGATGCCGCTCCTCACTTAGCGTCGCTCGCCGAGTCCCTTGAACGCGTGGAACGCGGGGATTGCAAGCGACTCATGATCTGGATGCCTCCCCGACACGGCAAATCGTTCCAGACATCAGAGTTTTTTCCCGCTTGGATCATGGGCCGAGATCCGCGTAAGCGGATTATTCATTGCACCTATGCTCAGGATCTGGCCGACGATTTCGGGCGCAAGGTGAGAAACAATATTAGGGATGATCGATTTCAGCAGGTATTTGACACCAGACTGGCCGATGACTCAGCCGCAGCGGCAAGGTTCAGCACTTCTGCCGGCGGATCGTATTACGCGGTGGGCATCGGTGGCCCTATAACAGGCCGAGGGGCCGACATCCTTCTGATTGACGATCCAATCAAAAACCGGCAGGACGCTGAATCAGAAACCATTCGACGGCAGCAAAAAGACTGGTATCGCTCGACCGCTTATACCCGCCTCATGCCGGGCGGGGCAATCATCATCATTCAAACCCGATGGCATGGCGATGACCTTTCTGGGTGGCTTTTGCGGGATCACCCGGAGGAGAATTGGGAGGTCATAAGCTTCCCGGCAATAGCAGAGCTGGGCGACGCGCTTGGGCGGATCCCTGGTTCCGCTCTTTGGCCCGACAAATACCCCATTGAAGTTCTGCAAAAGATCAAGATGCAGTTGGGCGGCCGAGAATGGACGGCGTTGTTTCAGCAGTCGCCAACCCCAGCGGAAGGCGCGATTTTCAAGCTTCCGTGGTTCCGAAGGTATTCCAGATATGGCGAAGCATCCATACGCCTGATTCACTCCTGGGATACCGGCATCAAACCGGACCAAATCAACGATCCTTCCGTGTGCGAAACATGGGCCGAAACTGAAAATGGTTGGTATCTCCTGGATGTGTTCCTACAACGCCTTGAATACCCAGACTTGCGGCGGGCGGTAGAGAACTTGGCGGCCGGGAAAAATCCTTCAGTTATTTTGATCGAGGATAAAGGCAGCGGTCAGAGTCTCATTCAAGACCTGCAGAGAACCACCCGTCTGCCGGTTATTGCCGTGGATCCCGGAGCAAGAAGCAAGATTTTTCGGGCTCAGGGAGTTTCCCCGCTGATAGAAGCCGGGAAAGTCTGGCTCCCTGAAAAGGCTGATTGGCTCCCGGATTTCGAATCGGAGATTGCAGGGTTTCCTGCGGCTCCACACGATGACCAGGTTGATGCCATGTCTCAGGCCTTGGAATATCTCCGTGACTCTCAAAGGATCGACTTACCCGGCAGACAGGTTGAACCCAGAAGATTCTCGGCCTGTTGATTTTTCCCAGATGAGACTGTATTATCAAAATAGTGATAATACAATAAGGGGGCTCGTATGCTTGTTCCCGGGAACGCTGGCGTCAAGATTGGAGAGGCCTTCGCCAAAAGGCCATCGGACGATGTGGCAAACCTACCTTTCCTCGATTCTGTTGGCATGACTGACCAGGCCGTCAAGCCCCGGGCCATGGGCCTTAAAAAAGCCCCAAAGCGGATCCCAAAAAATGAATTTAAAATCAAAGATGAAGATCTTCTTGAGCAGGTGAAGGCCGACATCAAGATTGCTGAAGGCTTCTTCGATGAGTTCATCAAAGATGATTTGATCGAATGGCACCAGCTCATCAATCGGGAAGAAGAGTATTACGACGCAAAATTCCCGGGCCTCTCCCAGCGGTGCAAGCTGACCACGTCCGACATTGCCGACACCATTGAATGGGTAATGCCGTCACTTCTTCGCATTTTTTGGGGCGGATCAGAAATCGTCTCGATAAAGGGCCGAACCGAGGAAGACAACCCCGATCCCATGAAAGCCCTGATCCATTTTCAGGTCCAGAGCCAAAATAAAGGATTTCTCAATTTCGAACAGTGGTTCCGCGACAGCCTTGAATCCGGTCTCGGAGTGCTGAAAGTTTGGTGGGATCGCCGATTCGAAGATGCCGAAGAAGAGGGATATATCGACGAGGATACGCTTCTTTCGATTCCGGCGGAAATCATTTCTGACATCCGCGAGGATTCCCCCGGGGTGTATTGGTGCAAAGTGAAACAGCGGAAGATGGCCGTCAATCAACCGCGTCTAGTGAACATTCCCCCTTCCGAATTCATCTACCGCCCCGATCCTGATGAAAACGGCAGCATCTGGTTCGCCTGCCATCGACATTACATGACTGAAGACGAGCTGCTGCGCGGGGAAAAGGCAGGGATGTATGTTGGCGTGAAAAAAGCCATGGAGAAAGGTGGGGAGTCCAGCGATTCGTATGACAGCGTGATGGCTGAATTACAGCCCTACACGGCGAACGAAGATTTATTCGGTATTCCTGAAAAACCCGGAACAGGCCGAGGGAAACATTTTGTGTATGAAATCAGCGGAATGTATGATTGCGACGGTGACGGCATTCGTGAGCCGGTTTCCCTCGTTCTGTTGAATGGTATTTTTATCAGGCAGAAACGGCGCATCTGTTCCCAGATTCCTTTTTTTGGGATCTCCGGGCTTCGTCGCTCGTATTCCTTCTGGGGCAAATCTTACGCCGAAATCATCCGTGATTTGCAGGATCTTAAAACCGCTCTCATCCGTCAGATTGTCATCAACATTAGCCTGAACAATTCTCGAAAGTCCGTGATCGACGCATCACAAGATCGAGCTATTCAGGATATCAACGACGACCGCGATGCCATCCGTCTCGACCTCAAGAACCGGAGCATCAACGATCTGATTCAATTTCTTCCTCATTCGAATCTGGACCCCAGCACGTTCCCATTCTTGGAATTCGTCGAAGGATCCAAGGAAAACCGGACAGGTGTTACCCGCTATAACCAGGGAGCCGATGCCGAATCACTGAATAAGACCGCCCGAGGAATCAGTATGATCATGTCCGCGTCGAATCAGCGCATTGAAATGATTGCCCGCATTTGCGCCGAAACCGGGGTGGTCGATCTGTTCCGGTATTTGTCGGAACTGAACCAGCGTTTTATCACGCAAGAGCAGGTTGTCCGCCTGACCAATTCGTATCTGACGATCCGGCCGGACGATCTGACCGGGAATTATGATTTTGAGGTTTCCGCCGGCGTTGGAGTCGGAACGAAAGAAACCGCGGTCCAGAACATGCAGTATTTCCTTGGCGGTCTTCTGCCGTCCCTGGCCCCGATGGGGATCGTGACGCCCGTGAATTTCTTCAATGCCGCCAAGAAGCTGGTGGAGGAAATGGGATACAAAAATACCAGCGAGTTCTTGAACGATCCGGCCATGATGATGCAGATGCAGCAGGCGCAAATGGCAGGCATGGTGCCTCCCGGCGCTCCTGCGGCTCCTGGCAATTCTCAACCCGCCCCACAACAAACAAGCACCGATCAAGGGGAATCCCCCAATTTGAAAGGATGACCATGACCGAATCTGATTTCTGGGAAAAACGCGAGCGGCTTCTCAAACAAATTGTCAGTGGCGACAAGGCGCAGGCAATTATTGAAACCGTTGGGCCGATTATTGACGAGCTTCAGAAGGACGCTTTCGAGGAATTCAAAAATTTCAAAATTTCCAATTATCAAAATATTGATAATACGGCTCTTCTTGTGTTACTCTTGAGATGTAAGCTCTTTGGCGAAATCAAAACCCATCTTGGAATAGCGATTACCGATGGTGTTGTGGCCGCCGGAGATTTAAAACGAATCGAGGAGCAGCACAAGCATGGCTGAAAATGAAAATCCTCCCGTTGTGGAATCGTCGAATGCATCCACGGAGACGCCTGAAAAGCCTCCTGAGACCCAACCGGAGGCCCAGGTAAGCCCTGAGCCTGAAAAGAAAGATCCTTCTCCTGAAAAGGAAGAAGAGGAAATCGATCTTTTCAGCGACGATCCCGAACCGGAGAAGGAAGAGCCGGAACCTGAGCCCGCCAAGGAACCGGAACCCAAAAAGGAAGATTCTGCCCCTCCCGCTGAACGGGAGAAGAAGGAAGAACCGGAAAAGACCTCTGAGCCCAAGCCGGAAAAAAATGACGATGGCCCCGGAGCGGATCCGGATACGCCGATTGATGAAGACGATTTAGCCGACAAGGCATTCGTTCAAGCGAAAGCCGTTTTTCGGCAAAAGCATGGGCGCGATCCTGACGAGTTCAAGCCTGAAGACACGTTTAAGGTTTCCCGCATGGCAGGGGAAATATTTAATGGCGCCAAGGCTCAGATTGAATTCGGCAAGAAATTGATGAAAGCGTCAAAAGAGATCAACGCCATCCCGGCCAACCCAGAAGAAGAAAAAGCTCTTCGGGATGCCTTTGAAGATCTTCCCCACCGACAAGCAAAGGAAATTCAAAACGCCGCCGCCGCTGGCAATTTCGAGCCCATGAAGAACTTCTTCCTTTCCGCGAAGAAGGCTCTTGCCGAAAACAAACAAAAAACCGCCCAGGTCCAAGCTAAGGTCGCTGAAGTGAAGACCCGGGTGAATGCTTCGAAAGGTGATGCTTCGGCATCCGCCTCCCCTGAAAAGAAGCCCCGAAACGATGGGCTGGACCTGTTCGGTTACGAGGAATAACCGAACCAATAGGAGGTTCACCCCATGGCTCTCAATATCAACCGTGACACCAGAACTACCAATACCGACACGACCCTGATCATCCGTGATGTCGATCCCAAGATTTACCTCCGGGAGGCGGAAGTCGCGCCCCTGGTGGCGTTTCTCGAAAAAGCCAAACCCGAAGGCACGACTTCCTATAAATATGAATGGATCAACAAGAGTATCGGGACTCCGTTTTGCTACGCTTCCACGTCCTACAACAACAGCGCTACCAACATCGTTCTGGGAACCGGCGAAGCAAAACAATTCGTTATCGGCGACATTGTGTGGAACCCGACCACCGGCGAACACATGCGCGTTACCGGGGTTACCCCGTCCACTGAAACCATCGCGGTGACTCGTGGCTTCGGCGGATCTGCCGATGTTATCGCTTCCGCGCAACTCCTTGTTTTGCTCGGCTCGGCACACGCGGAAGGCGGCACTTCTCCCGTCGCCAAAACTTTGACCGCCAGCGTCGAATACAATTACACCCAGATTTTCAAAACCGTTATCGACCTGACCCGCACCGAGAACCAGACCGCCCGGTATGACCCCAAAAGCCCCAAAATGGTCCAACTCCGCAAAGAAGCAATGATTCTGCACATGGAAGAGCGCGAGAGAGCGTATCTTTTTGGCGAACGAAAACTGGATGTCACCGCCAGTCCGATTCACACCACTCGCGGCTTCAAAAACTTCATCAGCACCAACGTCATCAATTTCAGCGCGGCTTTCACGAAACTGAAGTTTGACCAGGCGATCGAACAGATCAACCGATACGGCGGCAGAAATAAGGTTCTGATGGCGTCTTCAAGCTTGTTGAATGCGATCCATTCCGAAGTATTTGGCAATAGCAATTTCCTGATCACCGAGAAAACGAAAGATTGGGGCGTTTCCATTACCCGCTATAAGAGCCCCTACGGAGACATCGACATTGTGTATCACCGCCTGCTGTCCCAGGTCCTTGACGGATATGGATTTGTTATCGATCTCGACCTGGTGAAACGCCGGACCCTTCAGACGACCGTCGTTCGCCAAAACGTTCAGGCAAATGATTATGACGGCGTGAAAGATGAACTTCTGACCGAAGACGGTTTCCAGCTTGCCACTGAAGAGCGGCATGGCATTATCTATAATCCGTGAGGTGAAGAGTATGACCAAGTTCGTCGCTTTGTATGACCGCTATCGGACCTACGCCGACAAGAAGATTATTCAGTTCGAAGGGAAGCGCTTTTCGACCGACGATCCTGACATTATCGCCGTCTTGAGAAAAGACCGGGTCGTTCAGGAAGTAAAGGATCCCGACAAAGAACCGAAGGGGTCGAAGGCCAAAGCCTAGCGCGGTCTGTTGTGTGTGACGAGGGCGGTTGAATTGGTTTCGACCGCCCTTTTCCTTAAAGGGGTATAGGTATGACTTTCCTTGAATTACAAACGCTGGTCATTCAGAAGCTGGCTGAAAACAGCACTCCCGCATATTGGGGGCTCGATGAGATCAAGGCGAATATCAATCGAGGTTGTAGGGAATTCGCCAGGCGGACCGAGTTCAAAAACTCGACGGCCACCCTGACGGCCAGCACGGTATATCACATCCTTCCAACGGATCTGCTGATTCCGAAAGCAGTCTATGTAACCGGATCCAAACTGGATCAAACCTCGGCCGATTTTCTCGATAGCATCGACCCAACATGGCAGGCTACCACCGGGACGGCTACCAAGTGGCTGTTTTACAATGGCATGGTCAGAATCTACCCGACTCCCACGCCGACCCCGGTCGTGACCATGCGGTATGTGCCGACTATGGCTACCCTGACCAACAATACGGACGTTCCTGATTTCCCGGCCGGGCATCACGAAGCTGCTGCGTATTGGGCGATTTTCGAATGTTTCAATCGAGAGGGGAAAGGACAAGATAAGGACAAAGCCGCCGGCTACCTTGAGCTTTTCAAGGCCGTCATTGAAGATTTCAAAGCATCTTTCAATCAATGGTCTTTGCTGGGGGGAGGCGATACCGGGACAACTTTCCTGAGCATGATCCATAAAGTTCAGGCGGCGCTGGCCGAATCGCCGAACCCCCAAAAATGGACCCTGGACGAAATCAAGATCAACCTCAACCGGGGCGTCCGGGAATTCTCGCGCCAAACCGAATTCAAGGTTACCACCGCGTCTTTGGTCGCTTCCGGGTCCGGGTATTCGCTCCCGGCGTCTTTGCTGGCGCCCAAAGCCGTTTATATCGGGGGAAGCAAAATCGATCAGACGACATCCGAGTATCTGGACGGCATCAATCCGGCATGGAGATCTGAAACCGGGACCCCGGTCAAGTGGTGTTTTGATGAGGGAATCGTCAGGCTTTGGCCGAACGCGACATCCGCTGTCACCATGCGGTATGTGGCTTCTCCGGCGGCTCTTTCCGCCCATTCCGATATCTGCGAGATCCCGACCGGATTCCATGATGCTCCTGTATTCTGGTCCATCGCCGAATGTCTCGGCCGTGAAGACCAGGCGAAAGCCGGATCCTATTTCGAACTGTTTAAAAAGCTCGTCGGAGACTACAAGGCCTCGGTGGGCCAGTGGACCCTGGCGTCTCAAGAAGACGCCGGGAATACCTTCAAGGCTCTGATCGCTCGGGTTTTTGCCAAATTGTCAGAGACCCCGACCCCACAGCAGTTCAGCATTGAGGATGTAAAAGCCTCGATCAACCGGGGCGTTCGCGAGTTCGCCCGCCGGACGGAATTCAAGGTTTCCACCGCGACGCTGGCCGCTTCCGGAAGCGATTACGCATTGCCTTCGGGGATGATGACGCCAAAGGCGCTGTATGCCAATGGTTCAAAGCTCGATTTCGTTCAGCCGGAATATCTGGACGGGGTTTCTCCGGCCTGGCGCTCGGCGACGGGAACGCCCACCAAGTGGTTGTTCGACAATGGCCTGGTCCGTCTGTATCCTCGACCCACCTTGAGCACATCGGTGGAAATGCGATACGTTCCGCTTCCGGCTTCCCTTTCCGCCGCCGCCGATGTCCCAGGTATTCAAACCGAATACATCGACGCCGTATGGCAATGGGCCTGCTTCGAATTACTGGCCAAAAGCGGAGATCCTGCCGCCGCCGCTAAGGCTCCGGTGTTTCAGCAGTTATTCAACGATCTTGTCGGAGCCTTCCGCGGGGCTCACGACCTTTCACAGTTCGTTTCCAATGGGGAGGCGGATTCTTCCTTTGGGGCCATGATTTACCGGGTGAATAGATCGGTGAAAAAGTTCGGTCCGGTTTCCATCGATGAAATCAAAAGCTCTATCAACAATGGATATCGGCAGTTCGTCCAGATGACCAGGTGTTATACCAAAAAAGAAAACCTGGTTGGAAATGGGGACGGGTCGTTTCAGCTTCCGTCTGACGTCTATTTCCCGAAAGAGGTCTATTACCAGGGCAGTCAGATTCTTGAAGCCCGGTTTATCCCTGAGAATTATGATGACGATGACACCCCGGTATGGATCAAACGGGAAGGCAAGATCATGTTGTATCCGACTCCCGATGTCGATTACACGACGTTTGTCCCAGAAACATTTACCGGAACGATTCTGGCCGGCAATAAAACGATGACTCTGACCAGCAGCATTGAAATGGATTCAAGCAAGATTCTGGTTACTCTGGGCGGGTTCGCCCAGCAAACCACCGATTTCGAGATTCTGAGCCCGCGCAAGGTTTCTCTTCTCTCGGCGGTCCTTGGAGACGCGGACTACGAGGTCAAGACCGTTCCGTTTTCCGAGGAAGGAACCATCACCAGCGGGAAACAGATCCAACTGGCCGATAACGTAAACTACCCCGATTTGGTTGAATTATACCTCGGGGGGATCCTGCAGACATACGGAACCGATTATTCTTTTCCCTCCCCTGATGTCATTGAGCTTGATGCGAACGTGGGCGGGGCGACCCCCTGGAAACTTGTTCTTCTGTATGAGTCATCCCTTTCCATGCTGTATGTTCCTTGCCCCCCGATTCTTGATACAGCTTCCGACATTCCGGAGATGGTTCCGGACGGATACCGGGAGGCCATGGTGTATTGGGCGATATCGGAACTTCTGGAAGGAAACAAAGCCGGAGTGGGAGCGCTGGCCGTGGCGGTTTCCAAATTCAACGGCCTGGTTTCCGAATATAAACAGGCGTTCGGGCCGCCAGTGCAGGCATTCCGAATGCCGTTTTCAATCTGAGGAGGCAGTATGGGTTTCGGATACCTCAATCTGGGCGACCCTGCATCGATAGGCGACAACGAATCGCAAAGCGCAATCAATTGTCGCTTTGACCGTGGGTATTTGGAATATGTTTCCTGGGCGCTGACAGAACAAACGAAAAACCGAACCTTCGCTCATCCCTCCGGCGCGTATTCTATTGACGCGACGTTTCCAGCTGCCGGGAAAATCATTCGTGGGGCTTCTGAGGTTCCGGGGCTTCCTGCGCCTAACGTATCCTCAACGACAGCGGCAGGAGTGGCATACGGATCGCAGCTCTATCCAGTTGGCGATTATTCATGGGTTTTCACCTATTACGATCAAACGACTGGCGAGGAGGGGCCTCCGTCAACGCCTATTTTTGCTCATATTGCAGCAAATCAGGTCGGGCAGTTTTCATCTTTGCCGTCATACTCGAAAACATCCCACACTATCGTTCTCCGAATTTATCGTATGCCTTTGGGAGGGAGTGAATATTTAGCTTCTGCATTAAACGGATCTAATCAAGATGTGACCGTTGATGCTTCTTTGGGCGGGCCTGTTCTTACCGCAGGATACCAGCGACCGACATACGATGGTTTTTTTTCGAATGCTGATCAAATAGTTTTATTTAATGGAAAAATGTTCTTCTCATTGGGCGATTGGCTTGGTTACACGGTGACCGATGACATCGGGTTTTATAAAGCGGAATTTTTGTTTGAGTTTGGCGAAGAAATTACTGATTTATTGTCTCATAACGAAGTTCTCTATATTTTTACCGAAACAAAGTCATTTACTCTATACGGTCTAGATGAAGAAGATTTTGTTTTGAAGGAAATTAGCCCAGTGATTGGTGCCTGTATGAGAGCTGGCCGGATAGTTAATAGCATTCCTATTATTGGCTCAACAAAAAAATATACTGTAACCACCGTTACCCCGGCAGCAAGCTATAACATTGGATTTGTTGAAACCATCCAGCGTGTATCTGGTTCTACCTTGGAAACGATTTCAGACAAGGTCAAATCATTGTTTCCAATGTGTACGAATTGGTTTTCATCAGCTTCAGATGCATCATTTGAAACCGGAAATTTGGAAGAACGTTTCTGGATTTTAAAGTATTCGAAATTAGGCTCTTATTCATTCGCCACAGATACGGCTATGTATGCTCAAATGAGTGCTCCGCTTTATCTGGTTTACGACACCATGGCAAACGGGTTCTTGCGCGGCGATCCTTACGCGTATTACCCGGATACATCGACTCCGGCATTTATCTATAAAACCAAGGATTTCGGAAGCCCCGACAAGGTAACGCAGTTCAAGGAGGGATTTGTTGAATACGAGGGCACTCTTCAATTGCAGATTACAGGCGACTCTAATACCCCAACAACGCTGAATTTATCATCTGCAACGAGAACCAACGTTCGATTCCGCGTGAGCCCGCTTCGCGCCCATCGATTCAACTTCAAGTTTACCGGAGTCAGCGGCACCAAAGTTTACAGCTTCGGGAGAATAGACTAATGGCGATCTTGCTTGAGGCTCCGAATATTGTTGCTCCTGGTGATGAAGTGAGGGTTCGCATTCCCGGGCTGGGTTCGCCTTTGGCAAATTTGACCGCTTATCGGCTTTCGCCTTTGGGATATGAGATCAACGTGACGGCGTTCCTGCGAGCTTTGCCCGGGCCGGTAATCACCGGATACGAATTGATTGTCACCCTGACAGACGCCGGAAACCATCTTATCAAGATTACCGATTCGACGGGCACGGGTGACACTGGATACAAACAAATCACAGCGGCCGTCTGGGCCAGCCGGATAGACGCGAACATCAGCGACATCATGAGACAACGGGTTGAGGTTGAACGCCTTCGCGGCGTGATCAGGACTGAGGTGAGACGTAATGGGTAATTTCTTCAGCAATTTGTGGAACGATATAACCGGGAAAACTCAGGCAAATCAAATGAAGAAGGCGGCAGATGCTCAGACCGCTGCCAGTTCAAACGCTACTGCCGCCCAGCTCGCCTGGGAAAAAGAGCAGGCGGCCCGGCTGAATAAAATGCAGGATTTCATGTGGGCGTCCGGTTCAGCCGACCGAGACCACTATTCCCCGATCGCGCAAGACTGGCAGGCGCAATACCTCAATTACCTGCAAAATGCTCCTGACACCACCTACAACGCCCAACGCGGGACCATGGAGCGGGCTTTTGCCGATGAAACATCGGCAGCGGCTCGGGCGATGCGCGGGCGAGGGATGCAGAATTCCGGGCTGTTCAGCAGCACCATGGGCAACCTTCAACTGAAACGGGCGGGAATGCTTTCCGGACTGGAAGGCGAGCGCAACGACCGCCGCGGGCAAATGATTTCCCAGGGAACTCAATACACCCAGGGGCTTCTCGACCAGGCCATGAATCGAATGATGTCGGTCGCTCAAATGCCTCAGCTGAATTCAACTCAGGTTCCCCAAATGATGATGAACGCAGGTAACAATGCCTATGCTTCCGCCATGGCGCAAGCCAACCAAGCCAATCCGATAGCCAACGCGGCGTCGTCTTTGGCCCAGGGCTGGATCATGAACCAGTTCGGGAACAAAAACAGCTCATCCTCTGGCTCAGGATCTGTTCAGGGGGTAAATCCATTTTACGGATATACCGGGAATGGCCTCGCAAAAACAGGGCTGAATGCAATCATGGGCGCGAACGGCATACCGTTCTCTTTTTAAGGAGAAACCATCATGGCGAACGAAAACCTTTTTTCCGGAATCCTCAACGGCCTGGCGGCGGTGCAGATGCAGAAGTTTCAACGGGCACAAGAAGCATTTCAGAAAAACCAGGAACTGCAGCAGAAAATGAAAGAAAACGAAATGTTCTACCAGCAGGCAGAACAACGCCGACCTGCAGAATTCAGGCGAAAGCTCGAAGAGCAGAAACAGTTGAAAATCCAGGATTCTCAAATCGACCAGGACATCATGGGCGAAATCAGACAACGAAAAATCAGGGAATCCCTGGGAACCATTGGCCCTGATGGCAAATGGCAGGGTGGCCAATTCTCCGACCTGGCGAACAAAAATCCCGCTTGGGCGAAACGATTGATCGGGTCCATGCACGGAATTGAGATTCCCAATGAAAGCACGGTTTCCCCGGAGATCGCCAAGCTCGTTGAAGGGAACCTGACCAAAGAGAATTTTCATAAAGCCTTCACAATGGCCAAAACCCCCGAGGACCGCGAGTATCTGAAATCCATGCTTTTAATCGACAAGCAGTTTTCAAAACAGTTCATGCCCATTCATGGGAATGGGTTCGTCGGAGCATTCAACCCCGAGACCGGGAAAACGGAATTCACCTCGACCGCCCAATACTCGCAGAGCGCTCATGCTGGCGGCGGTGGTGTGTCCGCCAGAAACATCCAAAAGCGGGAAATCCGTGATGAAAAAGGGAAGGTAGTTGGAGCGAAATGGATCGATGTAACCACCGGAAAAGAAGTCGATCAAACCGGCAAGCCGGTCGGTGGCGGCTGGATGTCGAATCTGTTTGAACGCTTTTTCGGGCCGCCTCAGCCGCAGGAAATCGACATGGATGACTACAAACAAACCCGCTCCATTGTTGACCGGCTGGCTCGGCAGGGGGAGTTGACCCCGTTGGATCCAGAAGATAAACAGCTCTACAAAGAGGCTTCCGAAAAGCTTCGGAATTATGACCGTCAGCTTCTTTCGAAGAATAAGGTATCCACAACTTCAGCGGCTTCAGCACAAAAAGCAGTGATCTCTGATTCAGAGAAAACCGGCGGGAATCCTGGCGGCACGGATCTTCCCGATCCTGGCCCGAAGACTGGCGTCTATGATGATAGACTTGACCGAATCATGAAAGAGAAAGCGAAACCTCGGAATGACCGGGCCGACCGTATGTGGAACGAAGGAGGGCCGAGATGGTGAGTCAAACCATCCACCAGCGCCTTTTGGGCCTTGGCGGTGACTACTCCAAACTGAAGGAAAAAGACCAGAATTTATTGCTTTCGAGCCCTGACGATATGCGGGAAATTCTTCGGCGCGAAGATCCGGAGTTTGCCGACTTCGAAAGGAGAAAAGGCAAAGAAGCAGCTGATGCGGTTTTCGAGGATATGCTTAAAAGCGAGAGCCCGCTTACGGCATTTCCGAAATCCGTAGGCCAGGGCGGGGCGCAGATTCTTTCAGCTCCTGGTGGACTGATGAGTATCCTTGAAGAAAACCTTGGCACCGGAACCGATTATGGGAAAACCGCTTTTGATTTTTGGAATGAAGCCGGTCAGGATTTGGCTCCCGATACCATTCCTGGAACGTGGTCCGACATCGGCAACAAGGCGGTATCCAACATCACCGCCAACGCTCCGGCTGCCGCTGCCACGATGGCACTGACTCCCGTTATCGGTCCAGCCCCGGCGGCAAACGTGGGGCTTGGTTTGATGGGCCTGATGGCGACAGGTAACAAATACCCTGAATTGCGGAAACGGCAACAAGCAGGAGAACTGCAAGGCGGTCCCGGATTGGCCGCCCTCGGAGCTGGCCTATCCGGCGGAGTTGAATCATTAACCGAAAAGATTGGCTTTGACGAATTGATGGGCGGCAGATACGGTATGGCGATTCTCGGCGATATCCTCGGCGAAGAAACGGCCAACGTCGGGAACGAACTGGTTGAGCGGTATGTCATGGGCAAGCCCGAAGAAAAGCATGTGCCGCTCTTTGAAGCCGCCACCGATCCGGAAACGGCATGGGTATCGTTGTTCAGCCAGGGCGGGCAAGCCGGTATTCATTCCGCCATTCAAAAGGTGCTGGCACCCGCGCCGCAACAAAGCCGGAAATCCGAAATCCTCATGGGCATTTCCGATATGCTTGGTTCCGGAGCTTCGAATGAGGAAATCGATCAACGTATTTCCGAAATCGTTAATGATCCTGCTCTCCCCAAAGAGGAGCGGGCCGCAATCAAACAGGCCGCTATCCGGATCCGCAAGGAGATGTTTGATCTCGATCAGAAACGTCAGGTTGAATCGGCCAATACCCCAGGGCTTCCCGAAGATGAGGTTTCGTTTCTGAACCAGACCATGGAAAGCCTCGGGATCCCCAACCCCAAGGAATTGATTTCAAAGGTTCTGGGCCGTCCGGTTGATGACCTGGCGAACCTGACGCCCCTGGAATCGCAGGGGATATCTGATTTTCTCTCAAACCCTGACAACCTGACCCAGTTTTCCGAAGAAGAACAACTGGCCAAAATGCAGCAGGAAGAAGACGCGCGGAAGGCTCAGGATGATCAGGAATTTCAGCGTCTCCTGCAGGAAGAGCAGGCGCAAAACGAAGAGGCCCAGCTTCAGCAAATGGCCGCCGAAGAAGAGAAATCAAAGCAGGAATACGAACAGGAATTTAAATCCCTTCTGCAGGAAGAGGAACAGGCGAAACTTCAGAACGACCGCGCCCGGCTCGATGTGGTTCAGAATCGCCTGCTTGCCATTGGTGAAAAGTTGAATCAACAGATTGCCCAGGAAGAAACCCAGCAGACCGCAAAGGTTGAAGACCAGAAACAAACCATGGTTTCTCAGGCGGCTTCCATTCTAAGTTTCATTCGAAGCGCCCCCACCGGAACCGAGCTTGAACAGCAGGCAAAGCGGGAAGCAAAAGAAAAGTTTCAGGAATTTCCTCTCACGATCAAACGCGCCGCCCTCGAGCAGTTACGCGAGGAAGAGGCGAAACCGGCTCAGGAAGCTCCCCAGGTTCAGACAACCGAACAACCGCCGGTCGCAGCGCCCCAAGTTCCTCCTTCCGCCCCCTTAGTGCCCCCATCTCCTGTGGTTCAGATGCCGATTCCCGGAAATGTTCAGCAAGCATCAGAAGCCCTGGGGCAATCGAACGATCAAATGCCATGGGATTTTGAAGAAAAGCCATCGGAAGCGCCCGCGCCACAAAAAAAGCAGAAGAAGCAAAAGAGGCTCATTTCTCATTCTCAAGCTATTGAAGACAATCCGGTTTTGAAATTTATTTCTGAAATGGGTGGAATCCTTTCTAAAAAGCGGGCGAAGACATCGGGCGGGGAATATGATGACATGCCCGCGCCGTCCTTCCTGGGCGGTTTTAACCGGGTGGTTATGGGTGGGAATAAAATAAAAGCGGATCAGATGGCCACCATGCTTTTTGCGGAGGGTCATATTAAAGATGATAAACCTTCAACCATGTGGGCTGCGATTCGCTCAGCGATTGAAGGCGTTCGCAATGTGCAAAAGGGGCAAAAGTCTGTTGCTGCCCAAGACGAACATCTAACGAATTGGTATGAAAGTGGAAGTGAGGTTGTCCCGGCAGAAGCGTTGAGGGTTGGCCAAGAATTCAGCGTTCAAGGCGAGAAATTCAAAGTTATCGAAGAAGGTGATTCAGCCGTAAAGCTGAAAGACGGCGCTGAGGTCTGGATTCCCTTTGAATCTGGAAGCGACCAGGCCGAAATCAGAATCGACAAAGGAAGCATGACGAATAGTGGGTTCGAGTCTGACGTTGAAAAATTGCGCAATGGTACTTTGCCAACACAAACTATTCTGAAGATTGGGTTACCCGGCGAAGTGCTCACAAACGCAGGCTTTCCAAATGCTGAAATTGAACTGACTCAATCGGTCGTAAGAGAAAAAATGGAAAAACACCCTGAGATCACCTGGGATCTCATAACGCAGATTCCCGGCGCGATCAAAGCTCCTATCATGGTATTCCCCTCTCGAAATAACCCTGGATCAAAAACAATCCTAACCGAACTGAGAGCGGAAAATGGGTCAAACGTTGTTGTTGCTGTGGACATTGGAATTGCCCGAAACAAGTCTGTTGTAAATGATATCAGAACGATCTTTGGACGAAGCCAAAACGAAATCAACGATTGGTTTGAGATGATCGACAATGGCAAAATAAAGCCAGACTTCATCAACTCTGAAAAACAGAAAACGTGGAAAGAGTCATACCAAGGTTCTTCTACTGGCGAACCCGGTAACCTCTCCACGTCTTCTAATCTAAATATGCATCCGTCTTCCCCGGAAGTCAAGGCGCCCGTAAATCCTCGCGGCGGCAACGCTCTGATTCCCATTGAAATCCCCATCGCCCTGGCACAAGCTGGCTTGACCAAAGCGGTGGAATTCTCACGCTCCATTTACCGGGCCGGGATGGAGTATATCGATTTCGGGAAGCAGCTCATCAAGGAATTCGGCCGGGGTATCGCCAAGCACGTCAAAGCGATCTGGGATCACACCCTTCGAAGTTTTGCCATGAAGCGCGGTGGAACTGATTTGTTCAGTTCTTCCGAAATGAGCAGCGAAGAAGCCCAGGTGATGAATCTGGCCGCTGACGATTCGTTCGACGTGGACAAAGCCGACGCTGAAACAAAAGCCATGTTCCAGCGTGTTGCCCAAAAGCAGGCGGCCGATGTCGAAGAGAAATACGCTTACGCTCTCAAGGAGCATGACGAGAACGGCAAGCCGCTTCCTGGCCCGAATGGAAAGCCCTCAAAGCTGACGCGTGGTCAATGGGTTCAGGTGAGAACGCCCCTGTTCAAACAATGGTTCGGGGATTGGGAATCAGTTGCGACCAAGGAAACACTTCAAACTCAAACAGGGGTTATCGTCGATCCCGGAGAATTGGCTGGACTGTCTGGGATAACCCTGCGGGAAAAAGCGAAAATTGCCTTTGGGAAAATTCGCATGGTTGAGGGGCGGCCACGAACCGTTCTCACTCGGGACGGCCGCGAAGTGTTTTTCGGGATGCGAGGATTCAAAGAGACCGCAAGGCATAGTGCTGACGCTCGGGTTTTACAGGTTATTCCCCAGCTTCCGGAGATAATTAAAGATGCTGTCCCTTTATGGGACGAGGCCCCGGATAGCCAAGAAAGCCCCCAAATCAAGCGATGGCGGTATTATGGGGCAAAAGCCGTGTTTGAGGGAAGCCCCGCCTATGTGAAGATTCTCCTTCGAGAAGCCACAGACGGAACAATGTATTACGATAATGACGCAACTTCAGCAGAAATAATGGAGGGTTCGGAAACCGCTTCGCACCCAAGTCCAAGTCGGGGGATGGATTATCCGAACCCTCTACTAAATAAATTATATCGCTGGTGGCATTCTGTCAACCCCGATTCTGTTTCGAAGGTCGTGGACGAGAACGGTGAGCCGCTGGTGGTCTATCATGGGACTAAATCTGTCCCATTCAGCAAGTTTGATCTTAAAAAGACTTCTGAAGTTGGTTTTCATTTTGGAACGATCGGACAAGCGAACCAGTTTACAATCCAAAATTGGGGCCGCGAAAGCATAGCCCCAAGGGTTTATCCGGTTTTTCTGGCAATAAAAAGCCCATATTCAATTGGGGACGTTTTTTCTCCTGTTCCTAACAGAGCCGCCAGGCACCTTCAAGAAGATGGAATGATAACCATGAAAGATCGAGAAACGGTGGCTTCTTTGGAGTCTTATGGATGGGACTTTCTTAAAGAAATTTTGTTAAAACGCGGGTATGACGGTTTTACTTATGTGAACGAACAAGAGACGGTTAATGCTGCTCCGGATGGAAAATCATTATCACCGGCGGAAAGGGTTCGTGAAAATACCGCCTGGGTTATCTTTCGCCCCAACCAGATCAAATCTTCCATCGGCAACACCGGCACGTTCTCGAAAAGCCCGGTGATCCTCTATTCCGCCGAATACCTCATGGCCAAATACACGGCCAAAGGATTGAAAGCGGCATGGGTTTATTCCGTTGAACTGGCCAAAACCGCGAAAACATACCTTGAATTCGGCAAAGCCATGATCCAGAAGTTCGGCCGCAAGATCGCGAATTCCCTGAAAGAAATGTGGGAAGACGCGAAGCGCCATCACGCCATGAACCGCCGGCGCGGATCGGTCCCGGTTGTCCCGAAAGAAAATGGGAAACTGCTCTTGGATCGGAGCGCACCCGAACCTTCCGGCCTTGGGCCGACCGGCCCCGCTTCGGCTGAGACTCCTTCCGCTTCCGAGGGAAGCACCCAAGGAAATGTCTCCAGGCGCTCGGGGGTCAAGAGCAGTTCTGATTCAAATCTAACCCCACCAACCCCAAAAGTCAAATCCACAAAGGCACAGCTTGACGTGGCGCGGAAGGCTGAAAAGACAGCCCTGAAACTTGTCGTGAAGACGGTCGAGGACGGGGCGAAGAGCGCGGAAAAGAAGCGCGGTTCAGCCGAATACCGGAAGCGGATCACGGCGTTGTGGGATCGCATCAAAGCAAAGCGGTTTGAGAAACGCGGCATTCAGAAAGCCGCCGTTGATCTGGCGTATCAGGTTCTTTCACCCGCCGAACGCGGCAAGCTGGTTCGGGCCATCCTGGCCGCCGACACCCCCGCCCGCTTTGAATCAGTTTTCCGACAAATCGAAAAAGCGATCGCCAGTGTTGAGCACAAAGAAGCGCTGACCAGATTCCGAAAAACGGTTTCCCGTTCATCACAATGGCTGAAAAAAATGCTTCCCGAATTCAGGGAAATCGCCCGCGACATGATTGAGCGTTTTTCCGATTTTACCCCCGGGAAACTGTTCAATGCCTTCAAGACCTATTTTGAATCCGGTTCGTCTGACACGACCTGGCCCAGCGATCTTCTGCTGAAAATCAAAGGCATCGATAAGACCAACATCCGGGACGTGAGCACGGAGGATCTGAACGCGGCATCCGAGGTAATCCAACGAGCCGTTCACCTCAACAAGATAAAGGATAAGCTGATCGGCAGCGTGAAGAAAACGGACGCCACCCTTGCCGCGAATCGGATTGCCAAACACGTTGAGGAAAACAATTCTCTGCTTGAGAAGGAAACTAGATCCGGGGCCGTTCAGACAGCTCGAAAAGGAGCCGTCGATACTTACCTTGAAAATCATCTGGACGTTGAAGGATTCGTGGAAAAGATGGGTGATTCCGGAGTTCAGGAAATCTACGATCCAATTCGGGAAGGTCGTAGAAAATCGCTTGAGATTGAATTCCAAGGAAAAGATGCCTTGGAAAAAGCCTTCAACGAGGCGAAGCTGAAAACCGAAGAAGACCGCGAAAAGTGGCTTTCCGAAAAGGTCACGATCTCTACTGATGGCGGTCAAAAAGAGTTGTCCCGGAACCAGAAGCTTGAACTGATCGCCCATCTCACGGACGCCGATACTCGTCAGGAAATCCTGAATGGCGGTCTCAAAATCAAGAGCGACAAGACCGACTTCCAGGCGGTTCTTTCGAATGAGAATATTGAAGAGATTCTGAAGACGGCTTCGCCTCAAGAAATGGCAGTGGTGAAGGCCATGAAAGAGTTCCTGAATAAGCCCCTAAAAAAGATGGTCAACGAACAAACATTGATTCTTGAGGGCCGGGAAGTGGCTTTCAAAGAGGATTATTTCCCCCGAAGCCGCGACCGTGATGCCTTTGATTTCGATGTCGAGACCGGATTCCAAACGGAAAAATATCTCGAAAATCAGGGAATGCTGAAAGAACGCGTGGCGAACAAGATGCCCGTTCTTATCGGAGCGGCAACCGAAACCTTCAAACGGCACGTCTCAAAGACCAGCGCATTCATCGGCTTGGCCGTTCCGATCAGAAATGTGAGAACCATTTTGCAGGCCAAGGTCGGCGGAAGATCGACGCCGCTTTCCCAGGTAATTACCGCCAGATTGGGGAAACAATATGCCGATCAAATCGGCAAGCTGCTTAAGGCTCTGGCCGAAAACGCCCAGGCTCCCGAGTCTGAGAAATGGCCTTGGATCAATAAACTATTGCGAAACATCTCGGTCGGTCATCTCGGCCTTCGTCCGCAGTCGGCATTTAAACAAGCTTCCGGCATTCCCCTGATGTTCGCTGAAGTGAGCCCCGCTACCATGCTGAAAGCTATTGGCGGGATGGCGGACATGAAGCGGATCAAAGACCTGATGAACAAATATTCCCCGTTTCTGCGATCCCGTTACGAAAATTCAGCCCTTTCCCTGGTTCAGCCGGAATTCGGACCCAAGGAATCGACCAGGGAAAAATACCTGTGGCTTTTGAAACAAGGCGATATGGCCGTTTCCGCTGTGGCGTGGCGGGCGGCGGAATTGGAAATGGAGAAGAAATGGCCGGATCTGGAAGGCGACGCCTTGTACCAAAACGTGGCCAGACGGGCCGAAGAGATCGTATCCAGGACTCAGAACGCCACCGACCTGATTGATATGTCTATGACCGCCATTGAATCCCGAGGCGATACCTTGGGGGCCATGACCATGATGTTCACTTCCCCGGCTAATCGACTGTTGAACGTCATCGCGAGGCAGTATCGGCGATACAGTTCTGGTAAAATCAGCGGGGCGGTGTTCGTCGGGACAACAGGAACGGCTGTTGTGGGCTCGGCTCTGATTGAGCAAACGGTAAACGAACTGGTTCGGGCAATCATGCGGGGCGATGATCCGAAAGAAGAAGAATCCAGAATTGCCCGGATGACCAAAAATTCGGTGATGAACCTGGGAGAAAGTTTTTATTACATGGATAAGGTCATCCCTGCCTTTGTTAGAGCGTTCAACGCAGCCTCCGGTAAAAATACCAAGGGGGCTTTCGAGTTCGATAAAGGGCCTCTTGTTTCGGATATGGAAAACGCCATGAGAGGGATCATCCAAGGCGCGAAAGCCATGCGGGAAGGGTATAGCGCCGATCTGAACAAAAACGGAGAATCGAAGGCGGTAAAGACTTTCCTGGTCGGATCAATGAAAACAATTAAGGGCCTTCTGCCAATGGCTGGTATCCCCTCATTTCCATTTGAGGTTATTGGGAAAGCATCTGAGAAGGTGAATGCCGCCACCGTTGATGATGGCGAGGCAGCGTATCAGGCGATTCGGGAAAAGGCGAAAGCCTTTGAAGATGACCGCAAGGATCCCATGGAGGATTTCCGGGAAACTGCCAGGCTGAAATGGAAAAAGGCTCGCCGGGAAAACGATCAGGCCGGCGCCCGGTCCGCCTATGAGGAATTCTTAAAAGCCGGGGGAAGGCCGGTCGATTTCCGGAAGTTCATTCGGAACCAGGGACCCCTGTCTGTTCTTGAAAAACGAAGCCGGTCAGATTTCCTCAAAAGCCTTTCGGAAGAGGATAAAGAGACCCTCCGCAAGGCCCAGGAATGGAGCGATAGAGCGAAGTAAAAAAATTTATCAGTTTTCTGATAATACATGATATACTGAGGGTGACAACCTGTTGGTTGAATATCATCCGGAGGTATTATCTATGCGCCTGAAGCCCTTCCTTCCTGTGATTATGATTCTGGTGGTGATCGTCATGATCGCCAAAATGAGTATGGCCTATGTCGATCCCATCGATAGGGCTGCCGGTGACAACGCGGTTTTCTCTACCCTTTCTCGCCAGGTCTATTTAACCTCTTCGACCACGGCCGATTTGTCATCTACGGACCTGGTCGGAACGACCTTGACCCCGCCTTACAAGCTGGTTATCACGAATATCGGGGCAACCAACATTTATCGCGGTCTGCTTGCCGCACCTACGGCCACCTGCACCGCTCTGATTGCCTCCGGGCAGTGGTCGATGACAATGCACCAGGCCCCGAACTTTTACATGAGAAACGCCGCCGCCGCCGCGAATCTGTGCGTTGAAGTCTGGACCAAATAACCCAAGGAGGCCAGTATGTTGAATCGTCTGCTCGTTCTCATGCTGGCCCTTTCCTTTTGGGGAGGGCCGGTTATTGCCGCGCCTCCTGACATTCCCACCGTCCACGGCATTCCGGGGTTGTTTTTTACCGACAAGCTGCTTCGGCAGTATTACCCGGTTGCCACTGATACGCCACTTCCAACTGAAATGTTTGGAACCGGATCGGTTAAGATTGTCGAGTCCGGCGCGTCATCGGGGAATACCAATGCTCGTGTTGCTGGGCCTTCGGTCGGGTCCATCACGGTTTCGGCCAATGCAAAAGACTTCTCCGTGGTGAATCTTGGAACGGAAACTTTATGGTTAGGTTTTTCAGGCGGGGCAACCGTGAGCGCCGGAATTCCGGTTTACTCGGAAACCATGGTGGGGCGCGACGCCAAAGCCGGGTTCGTGATTTGGTATATCGCCAGTTCAACCGTCCCATTCACGTATGAAGAGGGGCAAAAGTGAACAGAGCATATTTAGTCGGGCTTCTTCTGGTCGCCTCGCTGATATGTTGCGTGGCGTTCGGCGAAGGGCTTCAATCGCCATCCGGGCGGGACTCGGTAGCAAGGAGGGACATTGCCAGCGCAACTGCAAGCCTGATCTCGGAGATTTTAACCCGCCAGGCGAGTGACGCCGAAATCCTTTCTTCCCTCGCCAGCGAGACGGCTTATCGAATCGCGTCCGATTCTTTGAAAGCCGATATCACCGCCCTGGCCACGGAAACCATCGACCGGACTGCTTATGACGCGTATCTTCTCGGTCTGTATGGGGAAATAGCGACACGCAGCTTGGCTACGTTTACCACGGATTCGCCTCAAGCAGCGTTCACCCTCCCATTTAATTATCGGGTTGGGGCGAACAGTCTGTTGGTCTTTGTGGCCGGGCTGGCCCAGCGGAGAGTCGACGATTATGTCGAAACGGCATCGGATACCGTCACCTTCACCGCCAGTATCGCCTCGGGAACGCATGTGCTGTTTTACGATTGTATCGCCACCCTCAAAGCGGAATATTCAACCGTTGTGACGGCTGATACCACGGCTTTCAATCTTCCTTTCGATTACGCTGTCGGCGGGAATGAAATCATGGTTTTCGTCGGCGGATTGGTTCAGCGACCGGTTGACGACTTTACGGAAACATCGACAACCCAGATTACATTTACCTCCTCTGTCGCTTCTGGATCGACGGTCCAAATCATTAAAAGGTAAGGGAACATGAATAAAAAATTTCTTTTGATTTTTCTTTTGTTTGCGTTTTGGGTCTCGACATCGGCTTTGCAGGCTATTACCTACGTGCCTCTCTGGATGCTCGGAGAATCGTTCGGCCTTGGGCTCTACAAAGGAAACGCGGTTTATTCAGCATCCGGTGAAGCCTCGAAGCAACTCCCGCTCGATGCCGCCGCAACCTCGCTCACGCTGGCCTCTGGCACCTGCGGGTATGCCGTGGCCGAAGTGACGGGGAAACTGGAATCGACCAATTCCATGTGCCACGTCCGGCTTTCGTGGGCGTTTGAAATGCTCGACAATACCTATTCCGTGGTCGGGAATCCCGCGTCAATCACGGATCAACTCAATGCGGCAACGTGGAGCGTGATCCTGGGAACAGATGGAAACCTGTATGCAAGTGGGACTCCTGGAACTCTCTGGCAAGTTAAAAAACTCGAAATTGGAGGACTGTAAAAACATGAAAAAACTATTAACGCTTTTGCTTTGCTTTGCGCTTGTGGCCGGGGTGTCGTGGGGGGCGGGGACGACAAAGAATGATATTGGAAAGACTCAAAATATCAGGTCTGATACCTTTGTGCGAGCCGAAAAAGAATCCGCAACGGTAATAGCATCTGGGTCAGTATGTGCCTTAGCAATAGCGGAGACGTATGACAGAAATGGAGACATGGTTGCCGCTTCTTTTACGGCCCCTGTTACGGGTATCTACGACTTACAGATCCACACACGAGCGGCTGTCCCGGCTCCAGGAGTAACATCAGTTTTTCTTTTCCCTCGCGTAAATGGAACGCTTTACATTGATGGGGAGACCCGAGAAAACCTATCGGCGACTTACGTTGGAGTCGTCCATTTGAATGTGAGAACTTTTATACCTCTTAATGCGGGGGATATCGTTGACATCGTTGGGTATGTCGAATCGGATGGAGCTACCGCACACTTTAACTCCACCGTTTTTTTTATAAAGCTGGCCGAATAAGGAGCAAAACATGAATTGGAACGAAATCTTACAAACAATCATTTACCCGGCTCTGGCCGGAGTCATCACTACTCTCGTCGGCGTGGCTCTCAGCTACGTCTTGGATGTGCTCAAGCGTTGGGCGTCGAACCTCAAACACGCTCAAGCCGCTGGTGTCATCGCCGACGCCGTTCTTGCGGCATGGGCGAGCAAAATCAAACCGAGTCTCACCGCGAAGCTCGCTGACGGGAAAATCACTGATGAAGAGTGGAACCTGCTACGGGAGGACGTGAAAGAAGCGGCTCGGCAAATCGCGACGGATCGGTTGAAAGACCTGCGCGGTTTTGCGCCGCGTGACCTGGGGAAGTGGGTGGAGGTTCAGCTTGACGCCAGCCTGGGAAAGCTGCTTGGCGGGACGTGGCTTGGAGAGGAGCCGGAGACGAATCCTCTTGCCAATACTCCCGCCTCGGAAGCCTAAGCATCAGGTGGAATAAAACTGGTTTTCAGGTCGGAAAGTTTTGGACATTTTAAATTAAAGGAGCTTGGCTATGAGTTTGAAAACACTGAAGGGCGTTGAAAAAATTGGCGGTTTTGATGTGGTAGTAATGGATGATCTGAAGGTTAAGTTCCCTGAAAAATTCAGTGGTCCGAACAGTCAAATGGACTATAAATGGTTTGAAAAGGACATTCGACCGAAAAATTTCATCTACGTTCGGAATGACGTGAACTCGATTGCCTTCACCATCCAAAACGGCCCAATCAAAGAAAATGGCGTCAACGGTTGCCAAGTGGATACCATCATTGAGGCCGCGAAGAAAATCATTGAGGGGCTCAATAAGGAATTCCCCTGCCCCCAAAACGAGCAAGCAATTTCCTTCCTTGACAATGCGTTGAACGCCCTCAATGACCGAAAGAAGGATCGAATTGCCCGTGACGTTGAGGGGTTCTCTAAAATATGATGCCACCCGAATTGTGGATGCTAATAGGGGGTTTAATCATTGCCTTTTGCGCCGGATTGGCCGGGTTTGTTTGTGGATCAGTTAAGGCTTGGTATGAGTTTGCTAAAATTTTTCTCAAACCCATGGGTTAGCACCCTAGAGCAATGGGCGAATTGCCGGGGCTGATTGACCCGTTGTGGGCTGAATTTAAGGGAAGCGGAAAATAAACGGCAAGCTCTATCGCCGAAGGAGCGTAACACATGGAATATGCTGGAATCATAATCTCAATCGTCGGCTCAGTGATTGCCGTTGGCGTGTCCTGGGGAGTCATCACAACTCGCGTGGAAGAAATTCGACGGGAGGTGGCGAACATGGAAGCAAAGATCAAGGAGTGCCCGACTCGTGAAGGGTGTAGTCTGAAACACGATCACTTGAACGCCAGCATGACCGACATGAAAAGCCAACTGGCGCGAATTGAAGACATGCTCAGGAATATGGTTGACCGCGTGAACAGGCGGGATGCTCGGGAAGGCAAGGACGAATAATGGATAAAATTCTTCTGGTTGTGGGTCATCAACGCAGCGCCCAGGGTGCCGTTAATCATGAAGTGAAGCAAACCGAATGGGAATTCAATTCAGTTTTGATCAATCTCATTGTCGGTCTGATGGGGGAAAGGGCGGTAATTTTATGTCAGGATGTTCCGCATTGGAAAAAAGCCCCTATCATCAACGAGATGCACGCCAAAACACCGTTTAGGGCGGTTATCGAGTTTCATTTAAATTTTTGCAATGAAGCCCCAAAAGTGAATTACAGTCTTGCCAAGTATGCCAGGGGCTCTATTCGTGGCCAAGCCCTCGCCATAGAGCTTATTTCGGCTCTTCGGACCGTGGGGATGATCCCGGCGAAATGGGCTGAAACAACCCCGGCCGGTGTTTTTCCAACCGATAAGACCCCTCCCAAAGACCAGCAGCATGGCGAATGGTGGGACAAAAACGGCTGGAAATATCGAGGAGCCACATTCCTTTGGAAAACAAAACCTCCGGCGGTTCTCCTGGAATCTTTCTTCATTTCCTGCACGGATTTCCTGAAAAAAGTGAATAATCCGAATGAAATGATGGCGTTGGCAAAGGCTTTGGTCGCAGGAATTACCAAATATTTAGGAGAAATTCATGATTCCGTATCAGATGAGGACTGAAAACTCCTGCGGCCCTGACGCGATGGCCTGTGCCGCCAATATCGACCATGCCGCGATTGATCGGGCTTGGGGAATTGATGACATCAACGATTTTAAGAATATCGCCGACACTCCATGGAACCATTTCTCGGCTCTGAAAAAGCTCAACCTGCCGTGGATGATCCGCACTTGCGGAGACATTCAGGCAGGTCGGTGCGCGAACCAAAAGACTGTGATTCTCGTCCATTCGACCGATCACCCGCTTCTGGCCCAACATTGGGTGGTATTGAACGCGGTTTATCCTGATGGAACTGTTTCACTTCATTGGGGCGACGGCTCCCTCAAGGTGTTTGGGCCGGAATCGTTTCGTCGGCTATACTCCGGCGGCAAAAACGTAGGGCCTCAGTGCGCGTATGAGGTCGGTATCGGATCGACAAAATTGTCATGGTATCAGCGGGCGTATGCCTGGCTGACGGGTGTTTTCGTGTGATAACTCTCGAAAGATCCTCTCCTATGCCCTCGGATTTCCGGGGGCTTTTTTAATGCCTGTATTGATCAGCGTTTCGGGGCGTAAAAAATA